TGACGCTCCGAGGTATCCGCGCCGTTCGTTGCGGTAATTGCTCACCAACATCTCGTTCATGATGGCAAGTGTTTGGTCTGGTAAATCTATGGCTATCATAAAATGATGCCGGGGGCATTACGCCCCCGGCTCCCTTTGCTACTTTTCCCAGGGCTTCTTTTTAGGACCATCAGAGCTAACGCTCGATGGCCTGATAGCTGAAACGGTGGGAGAACCTAAAGGCTTGTAGCGCACCGTATTCTGATCTTCACCAGTGTCCTTACGCTTGTTCATTCCGATCTTCAGCTTTACCGGAATACTGTGAAGCATACTGGTGTCCCCACAATGCTCGTTGGGCTTGCCAATGGCTTTCATCAAATCCTTCATGGAGGAGTTGGCGATTTCCATTGCCACCTTGTTCTCATGCCGGACGTTGAGACGGTCCCAGTATTTACGGCCAGCGTATTCGCCATCGAGGATGGTGAACTCAAGCTCAATGTACTTGCCGTTGCCGGACTTGGTGGGCTTGTAATCGCTGGCTGTCACTTCAGCGACGTATTCACCTACCGGAAACAGGCTGAAGTCTGGGCGGTCCTCAACAGTGTTCGGATCAAATATGAAATCTAATTTAGCCATCTGTTTATTCCTTTACGTTTGATTGCGGTTGCATTGCGTTTAAGAGTGCGTCTGAGAAGGCTTCGTAGTCTAGCGGCAGGGTATCTGGTAGCGACCAACGTGACTTAGCAACCCACCCTGGCCTTTCTTGAGTGTGCAGCACGCGAGTGCCAGACCCGATAGCCCTAGTCTTCTTCTGGTTGAAGCCAATATCGTTCTTCACAGTCGTTACGGTGTAATTCGCAAAGGCAAGACAGTCGCACCATTCTGAAATGATGGCGGCTGCACCCTTGTGCAAATCAAGCATGTAACGATCATAGCTATCCGTCAGCGGGTCGTCATAGCGTTTGATCTGACTGTGCGCCAGAAGAATGATCTGCATGTTCTTCTCGTTACGCAACAGATCAAACCCCTCCAACACATCTCGCCACAGTTCTACAGCAAAGGCATAGCCCTTGCCGTAGCCAATGTCTTCAATGTTGGCGACCTTGTGGTTCTGAGCAACTTGCCTAAAAATAAGCTGCTCAAGCCAGTCGGCTGAATCCAACACCACAGTGCCGAAGTCATGGTCTTCATTGAACAAGGACTGGATAGCTTCCATGACTTGTTCGTAAGACTGCGCCTTTGGAAAAGCTGTGACGGACAAAGCGTCCAGACCTTCTTCAGTCTGGATGAATACAGGTCTATCAGCCTGTGCTGCCCAAGACGACTTGCCCACCCCATGAGTGCCATAAAGCACGACGCGGGGTGGGTGAGTTACGCTTGTTTTGCGTAATGATTGTAGGTTGATTGCCATATCAATTCTCGTTCCTAATGACGGTTACGGATGTTTTAGCAGGTTCGATAGTTAAGGCTTTGCAAAAGGTGTTGTAGGTTTCTGGTTCATTGCTTTCCAGATAGCGCAGTCCTTTCAAGTCCAATTCGGGTTTGTGTTTCAGCGGCAGCATGTCTTCTGGGATGCCGAGCTTCGGCAACATATCCCATTCAACCTTACGGTTGAGACGACCAGTGAGCGTGACCTTGTATGGTCCGATCTGATGGGACTCGCTGCCTTCAGTCTTTGATGTGAGGAAGGAGAGAAGCTCCTCCTCGATTTCAATGCGGCGCTTGTTAGCCGCAGTCTCTTCGTTCTTTGCGTCCATCCAGTCTGACGCAGCATCTTCAACGGTACGATTATTAAACATCTGCGGTTTGAAGTTCATGGTTTCCTCGGTTGGTTGTGGTTACGGTTACGCTTTGACATTTTGGAGATTGCCAAACACCAGCCATTGTGTCAAACGTATTTTCTCATCCACGGAGAATAAAATGAAGCTAAAGAATTGGCTTGAAAAACAACGGCTCACCAATCGTGAGTTCGCCAAGATACTTGGCGTTTCGGAAAGCGCGATACACAGGTGGACGGCTACGGACGATGGGAAACGGTTGCCGCGCCCTGAATACATCAAGGCAATCGAGAAGGCTACTGAAGGTAAAGTAAAACCGCAGGACTTCTATTCGTGAGAGTTGTTACCTTCACCGTGCCGGGACAACCTGTAGCGAAGGGACGCGCCAGGATATCTACATTTGGTGGTCATGTGCGTTCGTACACGCCAGAGAAGACGCGCCGGTATGAGAATCAGGTGTCGGCTTACGCTGCGGAGGCAATGAGAAACGTGCCGCCAATGGGTGGACCGGTCGAGGTTGTTGTAGACGCACATATGCTTGTGCCAAAGTCTTGGTCAATTAAGAAGCGGTTTGCTGCAATCGCGGGACAAATCAAGCCTACAACTAAGCCTGACCTAGACAACATTGTTAAAGCCCTCGACGGCATGAACGGCATTATAGTCGTTGACGACTCGCAGATTGTTAAGCTGACAGCTACCAAACGGTACGCCGAAACTCCCCAATTAATTGTCACCGTCATAGGGCAAGAATGACTGACTTTATTACGACTGCAACCCGGCTCGTAGAGCGGGGGTACTCGGTTATACCCATCATCCCTGGCGAGAAGCGCCCCGGTGAGTATAAGGGCGACCAGTGGGTCGGTATGAGTAAGTGGCAGCGATATTGCGAACGCTCACCCACCAAGTTTGAGTTAGACCTTTGGGCCAAGTGGCCTAGCCCGTCGATCTGTTTGGCGTTGGGCCGTGCGTCCAATCTCACAGCCATCGACTTTGATTACGGATCGCCAGAGGTCCGTGCCGCACTGGAGGCGTGTCTGCCGCCGTCCCCGGTTAAGAAGGTGGGAGCCAAGGGGTACACCGCGCTGTACCGGGGCTTTGCGGTGGTCAGCAAGAAGTACCTACTCGACGGTGTGAGCGTCATTGAGGTGCTGGCCCAGGGCAAGCAGACGGTTCTGCCACCCAGCATCCACCCCGATGGCATGGAATACCGATGGACAACGCCCGATACCCTGGAGCATTTGACCGCCTCTGAGCTACCAGAACTGCCCCATGACATACACGATAGGATTGCAAAAGCCCTGGAGCCTTTTCAATCCAAGGTAGAGAAAGAGCAGGTAAGCGTTAAAGCTATCCACGCTTCTGAGCCCGGCGACAATGATAGCTATTGGAGGGCTATCAATGATAGCGCGTTGTTAAACCTGGATAGTTGGGTTCCGAAGCTGTTTCCAGATGCAGGGCGCGGGCCAGACGGCGGCTACAGGGTAGACCCGATCTGGCGCGGGGTCAGCAAGATGACCAAGAAGGTAGGCATCCACCCCAGTGGCATCCGCGACTTCGGCACCGATCAAAGCATGACCGCCATAGACCTAGTTATGGCGGCTACAGGCGCTGATCTTGAAGCAGCTACGATATACCTACGGGATTCTCTGGGGCTTGCCCAGGAGGCTGTATTCCAGCCTGAAATGGTGCCCGATATTAGCCCTAAATCGCCCGATATTATCATCCCCTGGCACCGCGAACGCATGGTGGAACCAAACCCGTTTCCGCCAATGGATGCACCATCCCCTGTTAAGACGGACAAACCCGTCAAAAAGAGGGTGGGTTTTCCGTCCGCCCAGGGGGTTGTCGGGATGCTGGCCCAGTACATCAATGAAACCGCCATTAGAGCCCAGCCGGTGTTGGCTGTGGCCGCAGCGTTATGCGCCATCGGAACGCTGGCCGGGCGCAAGTACCGATCACCGACCAATCTGCGTACCAATTTGTACGTGGTCAGTCTGGCCGACTCTGGCGCTGGTAAGAACCACAGCCGTCAGGTCATCAGCCGCATCTTCAGCGATTTGATCGACTGCGACGACAGGCTGGGCGGCGGCAAGATCGCGTCCGGTTCTGGTCTACTGACGGCGCTATTACGCAGCCCCAGCATCCTGTTTCAATTGGATGAGTTCGGGATGTTTCTGAGTGCAGCGGCGGATAAGAAGCGCAGCCCCCGGCACCTGACTGAAATCATCGAGCATATGACGGAGTTGTTCACAAGCAGCAACGATGTGTACCGGGGCATTGAGTACGCTGACCAGCGCGACAGGCCGCGCAAGTCGATCATCCAGCCGTGTTTAAGCATCCACGGCACGACCGTGCCCGGCCACTTCTGGAAGGCGTTGGAATCCAGCAGCGCGGTAGATGGCTCTCTGGCACGGTTCATCATCTGCGAGAGCGAGGAGCATTACCCTGACAGCCAGCATCCACCCGAGAAGGCACCACCGGAGCAGTTGCTGGACATGATGAGGCGTATCGCAATGCCCGTTGGCGGGTCTTCAGCCATACAGTTAAACGGCGAACACCCACCCGCTGAGGTCATGACCGTGCCGTATAGCGAACAGGCAACGGTGTTTATCAAGGCGCTGGAGAAGAAGACTACTGACAAGCTGAACGCTGTGAAGGGCACGCCGTACACCGCATTGTGGGCGCGGCGTGACGAACTGAGCATCAAGGTCGCGCTCATCCACGCCATAGGCCGCAACCCAGAAGAGCCTGTGATCGACATGGTGGATTTTGATTTTGCTCTGAAGATCGTTGAGAACTCAATCCATCTGATGGTTCAAGGCATCGAGCGGTTTGTGTCCGACAACATGGCGGAGTCTTACAGTAAGCGTGTTCTAGAAGTGATCCGTAAGGCTGGCGGCGTGATGAATAAGTCGGCGCTGTACAAGCAGACGCTGTTCTTGGGCCGCGACAGGGACACGACACTCAAGGCGCTGTTGGGTTCTGAGGCTTTGGTCGAAGTGATTATCCAACCCAAGGGGGGCGGAAGACCAAAGACGATCTACCGGCTACCTTCTGATGTTCCGTTCTGATACGGGTCAATCTGATACAGACCAACGCGGTGACACTCGCGCACAATCCAGGTCATGGCGTCTTGAACATCCACGCCCGAACGAGATCGCTTTGGATGTCGTGAGCGCCAATAGCCTATGTCTGGATATAGGCTGGTCAAGAACGCCAACCCGTGCATCTGCATTGGGCGCAGCCACTGAGTGCTGCCGTCTTGTCGGCGTATAATGTAACGCCGCTCCCCCGACTTTGTGGTTGCTTCCACAAAGCCGAGGCACTCGAACGCTGGAGCGTAGCGTTTAACAGTCGTCACGCTACTTACAGAACTTGCTGAGATATTCGTTCTCGACGTTTGTGTGGCGAGTGAATATGTCCATCATACGCAACACAGCAATCGGTATGGACGTTTCACCAGACGCATAACGGCGCATTGTTCTAACATCCACGCCAAACAAACCAGACAGCGCGCCGCGTGAGAAATCAGGATGTCTGCTACACCATGTGTTGAAGGCGTCTTTCTCAATCATCGCCCAGTTCCGTGCGTTGTTTTAACGAGATGCACCAGCAGCAGCGCCGGGTCTAGTTGTAGGTCGGCAACGTGCGCCGGGAGCGGAATGGCATCGGGCCAGGGGCCGCGCAGCCGTTCACCCAGCCAATCAAGCAAGCGTTCATATAATTTCATCGGGCATCTCCATGTACAGTTTTGCAGTTGGGCCGCACGCGCCAAGGTCATCCCGACATT